TTCATGCTCAAGAACGTCCATTTCTGTGTCTATGATAAAGTCCTCTATATATCTTTTCATTTTTCTTGGATTAGTTTCGGCAGCATAAAGAGTAGCGTAAGTATGTTCTATTATTTCTTTAACTTTTTTATTATTACGAGCATGTTGGTATATATTTCTTAACAAAGAACCAATCATTAATTGATATCCACCAGGAAGAATAAGTCTAGGGTCAAACTCTGGCTCATTCTCATCTTCTATTAGATGGTCAACTGCTTCAAATATATTATCAAAGTGTTGACCACATATTTTACATGGTGGTATGTTTTTACTAATCATCTAGTCCTGCTCTTTGTCGAATATACTGGGAGCCGTACTTGACATAGGCTGAGTTAACATCTTCTCCGTCTGGCAGTTGCACGATTGTGACTGGCAACTCACGGGATAGACTAGCAGCAAATTCTTTTCCTGGTTGGTCTCCATCTGCAAATACAAATACTCTTTCAAAGTCTGCAAGTAATCTTGTGTAATGTTTTTTCCAAGAGTTTGCACCAGGAACACCAACGCAAGGAATCCCAACACAAACAGAAAGAGTAACAGTATCGAGTTCACCTTCACATACTCCAATCCAGTCGCCTGCTCTATCTATATCTAAGACATTGTACATTTTAGTTTCAACACCTGTCATGCCCATGTACTTAGGCTCAACAGCAGGATTAAGAGAACGAAAACGCAAATCGACAACACCAGTCTTGGTAATATACGGTATTGATAATCTTCCTTGGAATGCTTCGTGTCCAATCTCAGGCTCCACGACCACGCCTAATCGAGCCAGCCGTGCTACTTCTATTGAGATTCCCCTGTTTCTGAGGTAATCCTCTGCCTGATAAATGCTTGCCGCGTATTTCTTCACGGCTTGTCCCAACAATTCTTTCTGCGAATCTCTTTGCCTCACTTATAGTTATCCTTTCTTGCTGACAAATAATTTGTATACTATTCCCTTGTACTCCACAGGCAAAGCAGATGTAGATATTACTGTCGAGGTTGGCGCTACCACTTTGGTGCGTGTCGTCGTGGAATGGACACTTGAGATTAACTTGCCCGTTATTTCGTCGAAGGTTTGCTCCGTAATGAACGAGGACATCTCTAATATCTGGTAAGTCATTGGTCATTTCTTTCCTTAAGCCATTGGTCTAGGTCTTGGATTACCCAAGCCTGTTCTATCCCAGCATTGCGTCGTTTAACTATTACATAAGTAAGCGGTATTGATTCTAATCCTCTAGCCTTAGCATAGTTGGCTGCTTCAACCTTTGCTTCTTTCCAGAAGGTCGGCAAGTCTAATGCTTTGCGATTCTTTAACTCTAGAATGTAGGTCTGACCTGCGACTATAGCCATAATGTCGCCTTCGTCTTTAGCCCCAGCCTTAGTCAAGCGCTCTGCTGTTACACCCATCTTGCGTAGCCATCTCATCACATCAGTTTCAAAGGTGGCACCCTTAACCTTGTTATATTTAGCACTCACTAAAACTCAACGCTTATCCAAAAAAATAAGAAATCAATATTAAAACCATACTTGTTTAAACTAAAACCTAACGCTATCTGTTTCAAACTATAACCAAAACTTAAATGAAATCTATCGAGTCTTATTTCTTTATACATTTATCTCTCCTTCTCATCGTCCATTGCTCCACATATAGAGCAGGTTACTTGTCCATCTAAATCCTTTACGAAATCGTGTTCGTGCGTCATCTGTTAATTATTTTCTGGTATATCTTCAACGAACATATACTCTGGATTAAATGCAATCCAAGTCATAAGAGTTCCATTAGCGTCTGCTCTACCGTATCTATTCTTTACTGGTGCTACACCCATTGATGTACCCACCACTCCAAGTGTACAGATTAATGCTGGCAGTTGTGCAACCTTGCCTTGTATGGCAGAGCGAGGTTGGCAAGGTGTGCCTGCTACTGCCTCACTTGTATGGTGTAGCACAACAACGGCTGCGTTAGTAGCCCTAGCAAGATACTTTAACTCTTTCATAATAGCACGCATAGATGCAAACTCTTCGCCACCATCGGTGGCTACATCCATAAGATTATCCACTACAATAAGAGTGGGTGGACAACCCCATAATTCTTCAAATGCTTGTACTTCTTCGTCAATGTCTTGAAGGGTGGGTGCTGATTCAAATGACCAGATGATATGCCCACCCTTAGCAAGAACCGCCTTGGTCCAACCTATATCAGAATTAAGCATAGCCTCAACATCTGTTTGATTTTTCCCTGAAATCATAGATGCTAAACGCATAGCCATAGTATGTGCATTGGTATCTGCACTGATATACAATGTTGGCACCTTCATTTTTAATGCTAAAGCAAGTGCTAGTGTAGACTTACCTGCCCCTGGTGCTGCTGCAAACATCGAAACTTCGGAACGCCGTATGATAATCTTGTTGTTCTCAAACGCTTTGAAGCAACTAGGTAACGGCTCACCACCGATACTGGCACGACCAACTGAGCGGACAAGTGTACGCATTTATAATCCTTATCTTCGGTGAAGAAGAGTCGTAACCATTGTCCTTCTCCTGACAATAAGTTACGACCCTTGCTCATAGTTATTTAGTTTACTGGCTTACATTGGTCTGGTGTACCCTGAGGTGTAGGACAAGACCAGAACGCATATGGTTTTCCTGTTGTTTTACTTACACCTTCGCGCCACAATCTGGTGCCGTGCTTACACGTTGGTGCGCTTGTACCTGATACCCGACCCTCTGACGTGGGTGCTGAGTAACTGGAGGGCGTTGTGTTTGGAGTGGAAGTGGGCGTCGATAAAGGGGCTAAGTTATAAGCACCGACAATCAACTTTTGTGTTGCTGCTATCTGTGTCGAGTAATCCCCAGCACCCTCAAGCAGTACACTTAATTCATCCGCAGTATTAGCACGGATGTTTATCATATCTCCCGAAGGAGTCTTATAGGAAACTTGCAGTTTCCATTCTTCGTTGCTCATTTATTTTCCATTCTTCGAAGTAAACTGACAGTACTCTGTCAACCCACAACGATTGCAGTTGTTTGTGTTAGGTAAAAAGATAGCAGACTTTCTTGCTTTGTCAAAGTTTTCCACTAGGTACTCAAGTCTATCAACATTATAGTCACTTAAATCTACCATAGAGCCAGTCCCAGAGTGGCGTGCCATCCAGTAATTTCCCCACTTGATGTCGACTCCTAGTACTCTTTCGAGTCCTGCCTTGTAGAAGCCTAACTGTAAGGAACTGGTGGGTGTTTGTTGTGAAGTCTTTAAGTCAACAACGACCAACTCGCCGTTAACTTCAAACACCCTATCAATAACCATTTTGACAGGCACGCCAGCAAATACAGGCGCAAGTGCTAATTCAATCGCTGGTACACCTTGTGGTGTGGTCCAAATTTTCCATTCAGGATTATTTTTACGCCAAGCAACATACGATGCTACCCATTCAGGTCCAGTAGTTTGCCAAAAAGTTTGGTCTTCTTTGTTTGGGTTAGCCTTACTGACACGACCACCAACACGAGCATTGGTTAAGTCTACACCATCAGCAGATTCATTCCACGCTTGCGTCCATAGTTCTTGGATACTCAATCTTCACATCCTTTGCAATAGCAAGTGCTTGAAATAAACCTAACCAGTTAGCCTCATCGGCATTGTCAAGTGCCTTCTCAAGAGCAGCAAGAATCATAGTTCTAATTTCTTTGCGACCATCTTCGTATCTGTCACGCATAATTATATTAAAAGTTTCCCATTCCATAGTACTTGTGTTACCATTATGGGTAGTAGTAAAGGTCATAGGTTCTCCAAGTCCCACAGTTCTGCTGCTCGGTGGAATGCTGAACCTCCAACAGACCAGACAGATGGTGCTTCAGGCACTTGTAATAATCTTCCCAAGTAATACATATAACCGCAGTCAATGTAGGTGGTAAGGGCTGAGTAACTTATATGTTCAGGTAATGTATAGTCATCTAATTTTATTGTCATACTGTAATTGTAATGGTTAGTATGCTGAGTTGTCAAGTTTTATAAGTAAGTTATACTTGACCGTACCATAACGCAATGCTACAATATATTATATATAGATATATAATACATATAAGAACCCCAAAGGGGTTCTATATATATATAGTAACGACAAAAGACCCCCCTTCCTGGTATCTCTACCAAGTCGGGGGGTTTCGTTGTTCTACGGGGCGTACAGCCCCTTTAAAGGGCTACTCTGAACCTTTGCCAAACTGCGTAGCAGATGGGTCAAGGTACTTAAGGAGCGGACCAGCCACGCCAGCAAGTGCTGCGGATGCTAGTTGCTTAGGGTCTGTGACCCCTGCTAAATACAATGCGATAACGGCTGCTGCTGCAGCGCGAAACCAAGTTAGTGCTATTTGTTTAAACTGTGCCATTTATTATTCCTCTCGTTTATCTGTACAAGGTGGGCAAAGGAACAGCCAACCCCGATACAGTTGTGCTCCAACAGTACCACATCCCTCACAAGTGTAAGGATTTAGTTCTTGGAACTCTTCGTCTATCATTTATTAGGGTGTAATTTACAGCAGGTACAAGGTAAGACTGGGTAAGCCTTCTTGATAGGGGCTATAGTCATTGAAGCAAACAAAGCATAGATAGGCTTAGGCTGGTTGAGCCAACCAAACCAAGGTGATGTATCATTTGCAGACTCATCTTTGATTGAGATATGAAGATGTTTATTATGCTGATTGGTGCCAGTATATTTCTTCTCGCCTTTATCCTTAGACCATATCTTGCCTTGGAAGATTAAATACTTTACACGCCCGTCAGACTTAAACCTATTATAGATATCAACGCAGTCAATACCATTGACAGGGTCGTGAGTAAGGTCAACAGCAAGACCAGTATTGTGGTCAGAATTAGGGTTCTGTTTCTGATGAGCCACGCTAGGAAGTAAGCCATCGCTTATCTTCTTTCTCTTTGGTTTGAGTGCAGTTGCTTGACGGAGTATTGCTACAGCAGCAGGTGTTGCTTTGCTCATTATCTCTCCGCTATCAGTTTGTATAAATCATCTATGCGTTGTTCCATTCTTGCCATAGAATCTTTCATTGAAGTGCCACCATTGGGCTTGAGTTCGTTCAGATAATGCTTGACCATCCACCTAATACCGCCAGCCATTGCTGAGAAGATTGCTATAAGAGCAACTGCTATGGTTAGATAGTCCTTTAACAACATTATACTGTCCTGACTGTGATTTCTATGACTCCACCAAAACCGTCAAATCTTTTATCAGGTGGTGTCATACGGGTGAATGTAACTTGCTCTATAAATGCTTGCCGTGACTCACCAGTTGTAAGGTCTTGCCAAGTGAGTACATCGCCTGTCTTTTCTATCTCTTCTAATAATTGTATGCGAGCAAAGGCTCGCCCTTCATACCCAACTACAGTATTAAATCTATCTGTCTCAACATCATAACACCATACTGGGAACTTAATAACCCTGTTGCGTGGTGTAGCAATGGTTGCTTTTGCTTGATACCCCTTGAATGTTGGACCACTAGAAGTGGTTGTAGCATCTCTTGCTAGGGTAAATTTATATGCTAGGAATTCTTGTGCTGTTTCTGGACTAGAGGTGGTGACTTCAACTGCAGGAACTCCAGAGTTGTAATCAATATGGTCGTAGGTAGTATCACTACCATCTGTGTTAGTTGCAATAGATGATAACGTAAAGTTACCTACTTGAAATGAACCTCTGGCTATCAACCGTTTAAAGTTCTTAGGTTCTAAGGTGGAGAATCTAATCTTACCTGTAGTTATAGAACCAGTTGCTGCTAATGCTCCAGTAGTACCACTATATTCACCTGACTGAATTGCAATACCATTGCTACCTGATGTAGTAAATGCTATCTGGTTGCTATTACCTACAAAATCTACGCTAGTTGCATA